TGTCTATTAGACGCACGGTGATTTTCTCGTTTTTCGCAAGTTCTGCCGAAATTTCGTCCCCCATATCTTTGATTGTCCCGATCAAGGTACTCTTTACCCATAGGTGAGATTTGCTTTTAAAGAGGATTTACCACTTAAGAAAATTTAACAGTATACTAGGGAAATCCAATTTGAAGAAAATGTTTAACCCTTTAAGGGGGGGGGTATTACCTCCCCATTTACCTTTATTGCTTGAGGCTTCAAATTACTTTTATTTGGTAATGTTTTCAGATTTTACATTTTTTTTATCGCTCTTCCTGAAATTGTAAAATAATTTTTCTTTAGAATTGAATACTTACGGAGAATTTTACAATTTTTTTTATTTTTTTATTTTTTTATTTCTATTTTGTATTTTGTAATCAGCGAGGCTTTTGTTTTCATTTTCGCTAATAAATTTCTCGCGCTCTTCAAGCTCTTTTGGCACAACGGCCCTAGCCGCGTCCATTACGATTCTTTGTGAAATACCATATTTGACTTTATATTCCTCTCCTCTTGCCAAAAACCAAAACACGGCTATATTTAGAGTATTGCTAACCTACCTAAAAATCATGAAAACCATTATAGCTATAATTATATTGTTGTTTCCGTTTGCGGCGAACGCTAAATCTTACGGCGATTTCGAAGGGGCTCAATACGTCCGTAATTATGATGCGGACACGATAACGTTTAATTTGCCTGGATTGCATCCAATTATAGGAGAGGGGATACGGGTTAGATTGAGAGGTGTTGATACGCCTGAGATACGCGGTAAATGCGAAAAGGAAAAAATATTAGCGATTCAAGCGCGGGAATTTGTCGCTAAAAAATTAATGGCAGCGTCTGAAATTTATTTGAGCGACATGGAGCGGGACACGTATTACCGTATTGACGCGGATGTTATACTAGATATTGACCGGCACAGATTGAACCTAAAAACCGCTTTACTGGATAATGGTTATGGGGTGCCATATAAAAACGGAACAAAAACTAGTCATGATTGGTGTAAATAATTTCGCCTTCAAAAGTTAGTTTTACTTAGGGATAACGTCGAAATACTTTAATATTCCCACTATCCCGCTAATTGCAACTGGAACCCAAATAAACAATTTCTTAAAGGTTGAAACATCCCCCACGACTCCATTTCTTCTCTCTTTCCCCCACAGAACATTTTCAACCGCGTCTATCTTTTCCTCCATTCCTGCAATTTGCTCGCTAACGCCCTCTTTCCAGACCTGCAAACTAACAACCTCTTTGTTCTGCCTGGTGATCTCTTCGAGCTTTTTATTAATTTCTCCTAACTCATTCATGCCTGACACACCAAATCACCGCAAGCCTGCTTACCTGATTTAATACAGGTAACAATTTTCTTAATCGAATCGTTGCCCAGGCTGCCTTTCTTTCTTACAGTCGATACCCCAAAACCCAACGCCTTTTTAACTATTTCCGCATTCACAGCCCCAGAGACCATAACAATAAAAGCCTCTTCGCTTAGACTTGTAATGCTATCCAAGTGATCAACGCTCATTCCATCAGGCAGGCCGTTGTCTAGAATTATCAAGTCGAATTGCTGGGCGCTTAAAGCTAGCCTACCTTCCTTAAGGTTGTTCGCTATAAAGACATCGCAGTCACTTAATTGTCTAGAATAAAAATCGATATCGTTTTGACTGTCTTCAACGATTAAAACTTTCATTCTGTTTCACCCTTGCCTAATGAGTAGATAGCGGTAACAACGTCTTTTAATTTTTCAATTAACTCCACCTTTATTTCGGCTAAGTTCGTAGCGGTATTAATATCGGTTTCAACTTTTGTTTTAGCCTCTTCAAGGGTTCCGTACTTGGACAACAAAGCTAAGAGCCCGGCCTTTCTAAAGCTTTTATTCTCATTTTTCTTTTTTACATCGGGCCTACTTATAATATTAACTGTCATGATCGCTCCTATTGTTTGGCCTGGAGGCCCCAGGCGTGTAGATACTGATTTTTGCCTGATTCCGTGACATATCGACACCGTAAATCTTGACCTGATGTTTGGCCACTCAAATCAACCGTTCCCCTTAAAACTCGTGTGTCTCCCGATATAGGGTCTCCTGCTTGGGCCATTGTTGCGGTTGCCCATTCAGAACCGCCATTCCTTGAAACATAAAAAGTGCCTGGGCCGTCGCTTGTAGAATGTTGAGCCAAGGCCCACAAATAGCACTCAGTTGGAACAAAGCTCGGATCGTAGGCTTTTGACCTAATGTCCATTACAGAACGCTCGGTATCATGATTTATTCTGTATTGTGAGATCACTGGGGTCTGGGAGCCCGAACTCGAATAAATTGTTACACCTCTAACTATTGATGCTGTGGAGGTAGACCAACCGCTTGCCCCCTCCCATTCGTTATCTGTAATCGCGGCAAGCTCTGAGCCTGTCATACGATTAGCCGCTTGAGTTGACACCGCTTGAGAAACGGCATGGAGCATATCATTAACCGTTGCATTGACTCCGGTAAAGGTCACATTATGGGATGCGTTGTTGTTGTATTGCCAAGTCCCAGCGTTATTTTTTGCAATTACGCGCCACAACCCGCCCGTTTGATTAAAAATTTTTACTTCGGTGTCAGCCCCAAACCCTGAAGCAGGGTCATGAGCCAGCCAATAGGTTGCTTCTTGAGCGCGTAAAGCCTCAGTGACCGAACCGCTATTTATGTCGCTCCATCCCGAAGTATCCGTCTTTTGAGCATATGAATCACAAAAAGACACACGCTCACCCCCAACAGCCGCGCCAACAACATAAGCTGAGGTAGACGGCGTAAAATTAGCCGTCCATCGAGCTTCACTTGAGATACGAAACTCATCTATCCAGCCGTTTAGATAGGACGCCGCTGAATAAGGGTTTTTGCCTATTTCAAAATCCGCCGATGGGGCGCTGGTTCCAAGATCTGAGTCCGTAGCGGTCGCGCCTTGTTGGGTTCCGTCTACAAATAATTTATAATCATCCCCACTTTTAGCAAGCGCTATATGATACCAAGTATTAACTGAGGGAGACCAAGCTCTTACAATATAACCTTGTTCGTTTGGCGCTATATTCGAATTATATACAATGTTTGACCCGTCAAAATAGAGCCTTTCAAAGTCGCCGCCAGAAGATCCTCTACCCCAAAACGTTTGAGCTCCTGCCACTGAATTAAATCTTACCCAAAAATCAACCGTAAAATCATTTCCATCCACATTCCAGTCCCAATCTACATGGTTTGGAATAGAGATATAATCGCCAGTCCCATCAAATAAAATTGAAGCTCCACCAAACTTACTTTGTGCGGTATCAATTTGGGCGTTCCCGTTTGCTGTAGGCGAATGACCCGTGTTCCCGCTATCAGTAATCGTTGTGCTAGTGTCTGCTCCGTCTCCGTGAAGTAACAATAAGTTCCCTACATCGCCTACCATAGTGAGCTTCGCGCCTTCCGAATCAATCTCACTGAGCCTTATAATATAATCATATGAGGCTGTACTTTCTGTCGCGGTTGTAGATAGTTCAATATTTGTCGCGTCGGTTCTAGTATCTATGTCATACCAGGTAGAGCCGCTATCAAAGCTAATTCGGCCTTTCGCGCAGTTAGTCGGCCAACTGCCAGAAGACAGCGAAACCGTAGCATCTCCATTGGTAACTGTTGCTTGACTAGTTGACAGTAAAGAATTTGTCCATTCTTGTTGGATGTAATTCGATTCGCCTGTGTAGTCCTTATCAGAGTTAACGCCTGCAACCGCATCTTGCCCAGAATACAAATCATTTGTAGCGTCATACTGGTAACCTGTTGAGTTCGCCTCATCTGCGCCTTGAAGATTTGAAGCTCCAAAACTATCTGTCCAGCCCGTTTCCATTAGAAGGGCTTCGCCTAAGTCCTCGGACATTTGAGCGGTGACGGTGAGCAGCCAGCTTTGAACCTCTTGTAATTCCGCTTGGGTTGTGTTCCTAGGGTTAATTATTTGAAAATTAGTTCCATCGTAGACCAATAAAATAACTGATCCACTGGGTATATCTCCAGCGCCCAATGCAGAACCATCAACTCTTTTGACGTTTGTTACACCCAAGGAGTTAACATCAATGGTAACCGCTCCCGTATTTTCTCCAGTGGGCTTAAAAATTAAATACGCTCCCGTCGTGTAAGCGGTAGGAGCTGGAGCAAGAGTAACTGTTATTGCGTCCACCGTTCCGGCCACTGTAGCGGCGTAAACTATAGAGGCGCTTTGAATTTGAGAAGCGCTGGAATAATCCGTTAAATTGGTAGCGTCACCCACTCCGGTATGCTTAAAGCCTCCCATGGGTAGATTGGCTAACGCTTCGTTATAGCCATTTCTATTGACGCTTTCCTTGATTCCAGTTACTAAATCCGATTCTTGTGCGTCAAATCGGCTTGGATCTGGATCGACTCCATTTTCTTTGTCATCTGACCAGTTGTAGGGGAGGGTATATGTTCCGTCTGAATTTAGGGTCATGTTATTTTAATCCTCATCAAATAAAGCCGCAAAGCCTTGAGGTACGGGAATCCGAGATAAATTTTCACGGACATTCTTGCTTATTTTTGAATTACGGTTTTTCCTTTTAGTTTTTTTGTTAAGCGCTATTTTTTGTTGAGCCTCATTTTTTATAAAGCCATCTGGATTCAGAGCGTTTTGAGTGTTGACCTCGCTTTCCCTTAACGCCTTTCCCTTTTCTGCCATTTTATTTAAGTTTTTAAAATATGAGATAGGACGACCTAATCGAGGTATCTTTTCAAGAAAATCCATTACCGTGGAGACCAGGGAACCAGCAGTTCCAGAAAAATTAACTTGACCTTCCATTGGTATTGTAATTTCGCCTACCCTTGATAGTGTGCCTAGTCGCGCAATCTCCGATTCTTTATCAAAAATGATATTCAGTTTTTTATTTTTTTGTAGTTGAGCTAAAGCTTTCTTAAAATTTTGACCACTCCAAATAGTTTGCCCTGCCGCATCTTTGCCGCCGGACTTTAAAGCTTGATCGATTAACCATTGAAAGGTTTGGTATCTTAAATCATCCCATGCCTGCTTGCCGTTTGGAGAAGTTAATACGGCTCTTTTGTACTGTTTTAATTGGTCGATACCAGAATTTTTAATGACCGAAACATAAATATCCTCTTTTCTAATTTTTTCCTCAACGATTTGACGGGCAATAGGGTCAACTCTTCGCCCTTTTTGATCGCCGAATATCTCGGTAAACCTTTGCCTCGCCAAATCTCTTCCATTTTTAAAAGCATCAAAGCCTAGGCCGTTTTCTACGTCATCGTCTAACGCTTCGACCATCTCCCACATTAATTTTCTGCCATCTCCCCTTGTTTCGCTATTTGAAGCTTCGGAAAGAATCTTTCTAAGGGTTTCGGCTTCTTTTACGTTTAAATTTCTATCAAAGTAAGCAACGGTTGACCCGTTTAAAAGCTTCGCCTCTTTAACTACCCCTCGATCAGTTAAATATTTGTTTGCGATTGGAAAGGCTCTTGCAATTGGACCTTGGAATTGATTTTCTTTAATAAAGCTATAAAGTTTTTCAGGTGTTACCACTTGCTTATCGCCAAATCTTGTTTCCGCGACTTTATAGAGATTGGTTATATCCTCTTGCATTAAGTTAAACTTTGCGTTTATCGCATCAAAATTAGCCGAGCCAGCTCCAAAGAGGTCATTGTCTCTACCCCCTGTCAAGTCTCTTGTTTTTTCGGCAAAACCTTTTATTTTTTGATTTGTGTCCGCTCTTCTGGCTCTTATTGGCTCCCCTACCTGGCCGATTCTTGCTAGATTCGCCTCTCTTTGAAGTTGCTCGAAGTCACCCGTTAATTGACCTAAGGTTGGAGTTGCTCCAATTTCTGCAAAATCAGCCTTTACGGCTAATTGTTTTCCATCCACCGGAGAACCGCTTTTTACAGCGTCCATTGCCTGCGCAATCATGCTTTCTTTTACGTCCTTACCTAGTCGATTAAAATCTACCCCTTGACTTGCTAGCGCTTCTGTAATCTGCGATTGCATTTGTTTAACGGCTTCTTGATTGGCTTCAAGGGCTTGTGATGTTTGAGCTTGGACTTGCTGAACGGCTTGTTGGTTTGCTTCACTGACGCCCCTTACAATTGAATCGGCGGTATTATCTAGCTTGTCCGTAGCTCTATCTTTAATGGCATGGTAGCCTTTACCTATAGCGCTTGACCCAGCCCTTAAGGCTTCGCTACCCCCTGCGCCGAATGCACTGCCAACTCCAAATTGTTTTGCTTTCTCAGTTACAAAATCGCCTTCTGTTACTGGGTCTAGAAGAGATGCCGCCCCGCCTTGAAGTGCGTTACTGGTTGCCCTTGGCAGAAATCGAGCCGCAGCCCCTCCAGGGATTGCCATTGTTGGCGCTGCTGCAATAACATCACCCGTAAAATCTCCGACCGCTCCAGCGGTGGTATCTAGCAAGGGTTCCATGCTTTCTTGGTGTTCTTTTGCTTCCCGATCTATTTTTTCAACGTCGCTATCATTAAGTAAGCCAATCTCTCTGCCTAGTCGCCTGACCCCCTGTTGTACTGCTAACCCGGCACCATGAAGGCTACCGCCCGCGCTAGCGCCAAACTTTTCAAGAGCGCTCATATCGTCAATTTCTTTTTTTAAGAATTCAGATTGAGCCTGATTATTTTCGTTTCCTAGAAAGGTGAATTTTGGCATTTATTTGACATTCCAAAAATTGAGGGTTATATTTATCATTATGCTTAGATATTTTTTAATATTCGCCATTCTTGTTTTTTCGGCTCCTGTTTTCGCGGAAAACTTTGACCCTTTCTACGATCAGATAATTGTTGAGTTCAAAAATATTCAGGCTCAATATGAAGCTGGGTTTTTAACTAATAAAGAGAGAGGCGATAAGCTGTTTAACTTAGGCGCCAAAGTAAGCCCCTATATTTCTAAACACTTTAAATCTAACCCAAATGGTCCGCGATTTCAGAAAATCGTTCCTCAAAATTGCAAGCCCTCAGATTGCGAAATCTTAAACGAAGTGGGCCGTTTTTTTAGACACCAATCGCATATCAATTCTAAATCAGGCGCTTAACGCTCCTCCTTTCTAACTTGAACCCACTCTCCATTAATCCACCTATAGACAATTCCGGTTTCATCGTCTCTAACCTCATCTTTCTCATTGGCCGTTTTCGGCAAACCATCCACCACATCATTAACCTTCAGCCCAGCCGTTGACTGAGGGTTTTTGATTATCTTTTGCCCCGCTTGTAGGTTATTGCCCGCATAATCAACAATAATATTCCTTTCGTCGAGCCCGTACCTTTTAGCCATCGCTCGATAAAAATTTGTAATACCGTCTTGGCTTTGTTGGGTTGTTTTAAATAGCATTTCTGAGCGGCTAAGGAAATCGGCTCTTTGCGTTGCGGTTAGCCTTACCCCTGATACAATTTGGCTTACAGCGCTTTCGACTTTATCTCCAAAGGCACCCGCATGTTGAACCATAGATTGCTCTGTCTCTTTGACGACACTAGTTGGATCCAGAACTTTCATATATCCAAAAATCATAGATAGATCGCCTGCGGGGCTTGGGTTTACTGCTGATGCTTGAACCTTTAAAAATCCGTTTCTCGTTATCACATAGTTTTTAGAATCAGCCCTAAAACCATCCCTTACGTCTTTTTCGTTTTTAAATCGCTTCTGAAAGTTTTCAGGGTTTGCTAGCCTCACAAGGTCCGCGTCGTTGCCCGTTTGCCTATATTTTTGTATAGAGTCAACAGTGAAATCTTTATGGCTTATTTTAGCAATACGATCAGAAAAAGCTTTTGATGGGTTTGTGTTGTCAAATATGACCTCTTTTGTTTTTGGATTAATTAACTTCTCGTCTTTCCCTACCTCAATAGGCAGCTTACTTTTCTGATCAAGCTTGAATTGTTCAAGTTGTTTTTGAGAGTTCAACTTAATGTCTTGCTGTTTCCTCATTTGGTCTAATGCTAAAGCCAATTCAGTATCACGCGCATTCAAGCCGAATCGCCTTTGAGCCTCCATCATGGCTAAATTTGGATACTGAGCAAACATTTCTCTTGGGATTAGTGGCTGGCTCGTACTTTGCTCATTAATAGCCGAATCATTAACGCCAATATCATCCATTCGAATTTTTCGACCCCCGCCACTCAATACGGGAAACTCTGTGTTCGGATCGGGCTTAAAGCCATTGCTTCGATACTTTGCTTCGACAGGCGAAGCGGTTGTAATTGGATCGTATTGGCTGGGAGGGTTTGGTTTCCCGCCGCTCGGAATATTAGTTGCTTGCGGTTGCCCGTTAATAGGCGTTAATCCTTTTCTTCCCCTTTCAACTTCTTGTTCTGCAGATAAATTAGGATTAGGGTCTATGGTATTTGGACTTGGAGCATAGCCTTCTCTAATCATCCCTTTTGCTAAAGGGTCCATATTTTCCTCTTTATCACGCATAAAACCTTTTACCAAAGGATCGAAGAAATTTAAAAAACCGCTTTCTTTAGGCTGTCTATCTTGTAAAGCCGCTTCGATTTGCTCAGGGGACGCGCCGGACATTTGGTTTCCAAACTTAAAAAGAGTGTTGGTTCGATCGTCTTGCCGTTCCTTTCTAGCGATACTGTTCTTTAAACCTAGGCCAGCCCCAGCAACCGCATTGCCGATTCTTAGCCACGGCTTGATATTGTTGTTCGATGCGGCAATATCTAAATTGCTTTGCGCTAATGCAGCAATTAATTTTTCTTTGTCGGTCATGGGTAAATTGCTGTTTGCGCTACCTCCAAACTTATCCCGCAAAAACCCCTTTCTAAGCGGGTCCATTTGACCAGGCTTCGGAGTCGGAACAACTCCAGTTCTTTTCATTCTAGGGTCCGCAAAGCTATTCGGTTTATAAAATTGTATATTTCTCATAATGCTCCAGGTCCAATTAGTAGAGACGCTATCAATTGAGCGGTTGCCTGATTGTTTGAGTTAGCGTTCGCGCTTTGTTGGTTAAAACTGTTTAGTTGCGCTCGATACTGATCCCCAACCAATCCGGCTATATTTGTGGGGCTGACCCCTACGGGTTGCGACCCTGAAAACTGAGGCACTTGAATTTGACTGGTTCCTAGTAACGCTGCAACGTCATTCAAAGGCTGATTTCTTTGTAAGGATCTTTCTTGAATACCTCCCTCTCGCGCCGCAATAGCAAGGTTTGCGTCGGTCAAAGCTCTTTGTAGGTCAAAGTTGCTTATTGTTGCGTTTTCTCCAAACTGAGCGCCTCTTGCAGCTAACGCTTGATTAAACATTCTTGATTGCTCGTTTCCTCCAGCTAATACAGATTCATTTAGAGCTGATTGCGTGGCGTCGTTTCGTGAAAAGTTGAAATTGCGTAAAGAATTGTCATAGGCTTCGGAGCCCTCAAAAATTCCTTGATTAGCTAATGTCGTCTCTAGCGCGGCTCTCTGATCGTCAAACCTTGGGTCCAACCGACTCATGTATCTTTCAAATAAAGCGTCTTGAACCTCGTTTCTTTCCGCTGAAAAATCATCAATTCCAGGGATAGCAACAGTAGGTCGCCTAATAGGATCAACGTCTAAACTTGTCACTCTATCTGGGAGACCATCAAAATTTATCGTTGAGCTTAATGTTTCCTCGACTCTTGGGACTTGACCATTTGCAAGCTCACTGAGGGAAAGCTGTAATTGCAATTGCTCATCAAGAGCCGATTGCGCCAAGGGGTTAAGAGTTACTCTTTTTTCAAACCTTGGAGTAGGCATAAAGTTCTCTCTACTAGGTCTTGGCGGCAATGGCTTACCGTCTTGACGGGCGTTATTTGCGTTTGCCTCCCATTCTGCCATCGCAGAATCCCAACCGCCTTGATCAAATTCCCCGTCGCCTGGAATTTTTTCATAAACTACATTACCGTAAGGCGTATACTCATTAGTATTATTTAAAATAGCTTGAGTGATAGCCGTTTCCCGGTTTTCTATGCCCTGAGACCTAGCTGTTTTTTCGGGATCTGGAGACGCCGGAATTGGGGGAGCTTTTTTACCCATTATTTAACCTCAATCCATTTACATTCATTTTTTAACATTCCAAAAATTACAGCGTCGCAGTTATCGGAAAAAGTTTTCCTACAGATTCCCTCAAGCCGATAACCCAAGCGCTTAACCATATCAATTGACTGCTTGTTATCTCTTCTTATTAACGCGGTCACTCGTTGCAAGCCTAGCTGTTCAAAGGGGTAATCGAAAAAAGTTTTCAGGTTTTTCCTTGTGGGCCATCTTTTATTTGTCGCGGCAAACGTCATCTCTAAGCCGTTCTCTCTAAAATTGTAATAAAGGCAACCCGCTATCAATTTTCCATCTTTTTCAATCCCAATCGCATGATAAGAGCAAACCAAGCTAAACTTTCCAAAGTAACCTGGTATTAATGGCGCCACATAATCATGAACTCTTTTAGCGTCTGTTACGATCAATTAGCGACCTCAAACAGGCAACCCCAACGCCTAAAAGACGCGGTTACCGCCTTGGATCTAGCCGTTACATAAAGCGACCCCGCATAACCTGAGCCGTTAACGCTAACCCATTCATTTCTCGCCGCGTCGCCAGTGCTCCACTTAAAAGAAGGCCATGAAACATCCCAACCTCTACCGCTTGCGCCTTTAAATGTGAACGTTGAAGGAGGCCTGGTATTTTCAAAATCAACATTTAGCTTAATCCCCATTTCAATGTTGCCGTTTGCGCTAATAACAGGCATCACCATTAAAAAATTCTTTTCATCTCCAGGGTACTTAAAGTAGGAATATGAGGTTTTAAATTCTGCGCTGATTTCTGCGCCGTTATCGCTTTGGCCGGAATCAAACAAGTAAACCCCGTCATCCCCGCCGAAGTAACATTTCTTATTGAAGATCGCAAAGCAACGAGCGTTGATACCTTTAAACCTGCACCATTTTTTTGTCGTTAGGTTAAAAACATATTGGTGAAAAGTTTTATCTGCCTGAATAGGGATATTGAAAATCCCCATTTTCCCGCCAGGATATAAAATTGGCTCCCATCCAAATAAATCGCCATAGCTATTTGCGGAATCCTGAAACGCGGGATCTATCTTATTTGATAGAGCTAATTGAGGGGCCGTTCTATTTGTTCCGAGTATCTGAGACAGCAACTCTATTCCATCTTCAGTTATCAGCACGACATCTGAGCCAATCTTAAACCAGCATCGTTTACCAATGGGAGGCGCAACTTTAAACACGCCAACCTTCGACCATGTTGAAGCGTTTGAAGGATCGGTTCCCTGATATAACGCTATTTCTCCTTTGCTCGTTAAAAAACAACAAATATCATCTACCCCGGAGCCTCCATCAATCGTCCAACCAAATTGGGCTACTAGGTAGCCACCATGCCCAAACAAAGAGCCTAAGTTCAATTTTGAAGCCGTACCCGCAATTGAATTAACGGGTAGATACCAGGCGTTAAAACTTTCCTTTTCAATGAAAAAAAGACGTTCTTTGAACTTATTAATATTGGAAATATCAGAAGGAGTTAACCCTGTGCCTGTAACGCTCATATTTGACCAAGTAGAACCGTCATATATACGAGGATGATCAGAACCGCTTGCAGCGCAAAGAAATTGACCGCCTAAAGTGCCAAACTGGGTATATTCCCATTCATCACTAATCAATCCGCTAACAGCGGGGGTAGGGGCCACTGTTGCCGAAACCGTAGAATCATATATATTCCCATTAACACAGCTAAACATTTTAGAGCTTGCCGCGTTTGGACTGTTGTAAACTAAGATCGACTTAGGGGAAGAGCCAAGGCCCGTTAAATGTCCTTGATACCCATTTCGCATTTTCACCCGGCCTCTTTCAGGAAAAAAATTATCCATTATAGAGGCTTCGTTTTCCTGCAATTCTTCCTCATCATCTAAAGCGTTCCAACCTCCAAAGGGTGCAGACATAGTTTTATTGATGGAAATATCTCTTAAGGATTCGCTTACTACTCTTCTCATGATTTAAGGCGTAATATAATATCCATCCATCCAAACCCCAGGCGTTATATTGGGGGGTCCAGAAAAATTCAAAATAGGCCTTGGTCTGTCTCGACTTATGGCCGCTTGTAAATACTTCTCGTAATCTTCAAACTCTTGTGCGTAAGCCCTTTTTTTGTTGCGTAACCACCTCCAAATAACCCCAAGAGTGACAATCTCCTCATCAACTAAACAGGTGTCGTTGTCATGGGAAAAAACCTCTTGGGTGACAGTGCCGGACGCGGCGAAAGTGACCGAGCCAGACCCGGCAACCGTCAATTTAGGCTCAACATATTCAAACTTGATTTGATCGCCAGCCGTTGGAGCCGGAACGATATTTAATTCATTGCCTAAGAAACGACATTTTGAATAGCAAGGCCCCGCAACTCTATTTTTATACGTGTGCCAATAGATCGAAGAGCCTTCCGTTTCAATTGGTAGGCTTGAAGTTAAATTCCAAATGGTTCCCGGAACGATTTTCCCTCTTACCCCTATACCATCAGAACCCGTAATGATATCGCCTTGAGACTCGTTCCCGGTTGCCGTTATCGTTTTCTCTTTAGTCGCAACCCGCCAAGCATGACGGGTAAAAAGGCTTTTGATTTCCTTATTTGCGAGTCTAAATAACAATTGCGGAAACTCATCATTTGAATCGGCTATAGCTGTAGGCACTGGAATGCTCACCTCTCTAGCGACGTCTTGCGATATTGTCAGCAGGCTCATTTTTTGGTTTTGGCCTCTAAAGCCTTATTGAGCCTTTGCACATCGCCTTCCAGCCGTTTAACAGTTTTCTCTAGAGTCTCCTTGTCTTTCTTAAGGGTTGAAATATCTTGAATTTCTTTTCCGCCTTCACTGTAAGTCAATAGCCACATTGTAGCTTGTTCTGCTTTTGCCTTAAGGGAAGGAGGTAAGCGCCCAGGGTCATTATCTGCAAGCTCTTCAACCGTGTGAACGCCTATCTCGTTCAACGTGCTAATTTCGGCCGGAGTAACCATGGGCCAAAGCTTCAAGTCTATACCCTGCTTAGAAACGTCCCTAGACTCTATCCATGTTCGATATTGCTCAGGAAAACGCCTTTTGATATCTTCGTCCACCTCCTTATTTATCGAAGTGTTTTTATCGGGCGTCAACGTTATCATTTCGATATCTTTAAATACTTTAAATTCTGATTGATCGTCTTGATCTTCAACAGGATTCAACCAAAACCTAATAGGGACAATGGTGGTTGTCCCGTCCTTAGATTCTTGCTTTGCTAAAGTTTGCATGTTTCCTCTCAAATTAAACGGTTGCTTTAACGTTAACGGCTTTAACCGTACCAGCGGCAGCAGAACCGCCTATAGCGGTCACCAAAGTAACGCCTTCGACTTTTGTTTGACTGGTTGCGTCATCGTCTAAGCTCCCAGCCGTAGAAGTTGTATATAAAGCCGCGTCTGCCGCGCAATTAGCTAAACAAGTAACGCTAATATCCATACCTTCAAGGGCAACCCATCCGTATTCCCCTGAAGCAAAAGCAACTTGAGCAAACCCTACCTTAGCCCCTTCATCCGCTAACGCTTTAGTTAGGCTTGCCGCTGTAAACGTCTCCACTATGCCAACCGCATCATATTGAGCTACCGCCGAACTAAACTGGCAATACATCCACTTAGATCCCTTTGTGCCAGAGACACAAAGACCTAAGTCAAACTCTTGCGAACTATCAACCCTCGAAAAGCTCACGCCAAGCATACCCTCTGTTTGAAATTCACCGGACATAAAAAAATTCCTTTCTATATAAAGGCCAAAGGGCCGTGTTTAAGGCTTTAAAACGCCTTGCATTTGACGATTAGTTCCGATTAAATTACCCATGCTAAAAATAAAGCTATTAAAAGCATGTTGGTCGTTTGGTCGGAGCTCTGGCAACAGCTTGCAATTAGCGTCTTTATGTTTTTTCATTTTGAGATAATCCGTGTTCAAGAAATACATACGATTTGCCGGAATCCCAGAATTAAAATTAGAGCCGCCGTCGTAAACAACATCCGCATCCATAAATTTTAATTTCTTGAATCCTGGCGCTCGACCCTCTCCGTCTTCGCTGGTATATCGCTCAAGAGCGGTTAGCGATTGCCAGTAGTAACGATAGTAAGTGTTATCAGCAACAATCAAATCAATGCCGTCACGGCCTCTAGTGGTCTCCATCCAAAGATCCATCATTAGCTCTTGAATCGTTGTTGAGCCAACAGTAACAGCCCCGCCTCCACTTAGGGGGCTTGCCGCGCTTTGTACCGTATTTTGCCACCATGAATATGTCGAGGAATTAATCCCTCCTACCGTTCCTGTTCCGGCGTCCGCCACTTGAAGCTGAAGCCCTCCCATTTGTTTGGAGGCGGTCCCGTCAGAATACATGTCCTGAGATTCGTTATTCGCCTTAGATTTAATGGCGTTTTTAATGCGGGATTTCATGAGGGGAATAATTCGGTTTTTGCCGCTATTTTTTAGCATTTGTTCCCCGCTAATAGAGATAGCAACCCCCCACATTTTTGGGTCATAGGTGACGCCTGAAAACACGTCACTAGGGGCAATGTTTAACTTGTCATAACCCGAATAGCGTTGATAGGTGCTGTTTTCATCGTACTCAATAGGCTCAAAAATTTCATGACCGCCATCATAAGTCAGGTCAATATGGCCCTTCTTGTTCAAGCGCTCATACAATGCGTTACTATTACTAATAATGTCGTTGATGTTTTTGCCGTGGTCGCGAAATGTTGTAGTCACAATTTCGGTGGCAATCGCGTTTGGTGATGCCATGATTAATACTCCTAATTATAGTTAAGTTTTTAAAACTGCCTCATCGTAAATTCTTTCCAAATCCTGGTCCCATGAAACCTTGCGCTTAGGCTTACTATTTTCACTCTTTACGTTCACCGCAGCTGCTTTTTTTGCCTTTGCAAGGTGTTCCTCAGAATCTTTGTTTTCCTTTTCCTCTTGCTTTGTTTTTTGTTCGCTTAACATTTTTTCCCTGATCGTCGGATTGGCCCAAATGGCGTTTTCATAAGCGGTTTTAGGGTCTTTAACCTGTCCCGACCTAATAAGCTGAGCCATTTGTTTTTCAACCTCGTCCCAATAAGGACGCAAAAGATTTCCTTCGCCGTCCTTTTCTTCCTTTAACTGACCGATTAGGTTTCCGGCTTTTTCCCATTCGCTTTTATTGATGCTTTGTTGACGTTCACTCTCTCTGCTTTCAAGTTGGTCTATTTTTTTCTGTAAAGCGGCTATTTGAGGATCGCTGTAAATTTCTTCTTCTTGTTCGTTGTTCGCCTCAACTTTACCTCCGATGCTTTCAATGGGGATGCCATAATCACTAGCTATCTTTTTTATAGCGGCAATTTTTTGCTCAGGCGTTCCTATCCACAACTCGCGTTCTTTATTTAGTAGATATTCAATGGCTTGATTGCGCTCTATGTTGGAAGCGGCAAACCTGTCTTGATGCTGCTCATAAATAGTGTCCAGCTGCGTAGACACCTCTAACTTAGGTTCATTTTCTTTTTTGAAGGATAAAAGCGAATCAACCTCTTTCTTGGCGTCATCGGGCATACCGTTATAAGCCTCTGTTAACGCGTTTGACATCCCTTCTGTGGCTTGAGTGGCTTGCGCTGGCTCTTCGGCTTCGCTGGTCTCCGCTTTAACCTCTTCGCTTTTTTCTGGAACCTCTTCTTCAGCGTCTAATTTGTTCGTGGTATCTTCCGGCTCGCCCTCTTCGCTCTTATTCTCTATTGCGTCATAAGCGCTATTTACAGTGGCATCTAAATCAAACTCTTTATTTGTTGAGCTTGGAGTCTCTACGCTTTCCGCTCCTGGCATTTCTACGGCGTCTAATTCCATGGTTAACCCCATTTTTCGTTTAAATAATTATTAATTTTATTGTCCACAAAATCGTTCAATCGTTTTTGTCGCTCATCTCTTGGCTGATTAATGTATTTAATTTCGCTTGGATCGGTTTCCCGACAACCGTGCCGGATTAAGTCCTCGCGTCTCTGGGTTCGCCCGTCTATAGGCTGATTTGTTACGGGTGAAAAATACATAGGAATATCAGGCTGGATATGATGGATTCTTGCTGGAGGCTTTTTCTTGACCTCTATCAACTTGCCTTCACGGATCACAAAAGTTTGTCTAATTGGCATTCACTCCCCCAGATAAAGCGGTCTGCTCTTCTAAAAACTTTCTCATTTCCATTTCAAGTTTTGAGTTATCAAATTGCAATCGTTTTGAATCTAAATCAGCTCTGCCGGATTCATTCATTAAACGCTTTTGGTTTACTTGGTTTTGCGCTTGCGATAATGGGTCTAATTGATTAGGTTGACCGGGTTGCCCCTCTTGGCTTTGCGGTTGGTTGGGTAGTTTGTCCGGTATTTCATCTAACGACTCCTCAACATGACGCCCAAATTTGTAACGCCTTGACGCTGTAATTAGCAGGCTTTTTGCCGCTGGCAATGGGAACAAGCCGCTTTCAACGGCTGGGCCAATAGCTTGGACAAACGAACTAATACCGCCTAACAATTCATTGATAGCAGCTTTATCTTTTTGAGCGCTTGCGGCTATAGTTGATTCGGTTTCTATGTCTATTCGATTGGTTCTTGCGTGATCGCTCTTGAGGAGATTGAACACCTCTTCCCATGTGGGCTTTTTTAATTCTTCTTCGCTGGCTCCCGACAGGGCCATAAATTGCTTTTCAGCTTGTGTCGGAATATCTATGTCAGTCATTGAGCGAATTGTTTGAGGTGAGAAGAGCTCCGAAATTATTTCCCCCATGATAGCCACTGTTCCCCGAATCATGCGTTCAACTTGCCCTTGTCTACGACTTAAACGTAAATTCGCCCATTCATTTTTTATGTTTTGGGTAGTAGCCTTTTCCCTCGGATCGCCAACCCCCCGTAAAATGTCGCTAATTCCCGTTAGCTCGTAAATCTCTTCTTTTATTTCGTTTCTACGCTGGTAAAGCTCCCGAAGCGCGTCGATATATTCTTTAATTGAAACAAAATAAATAAAGTTTTGAATGCCTTTGTCTTGAATCTTTGCGATTGACTCGGCATCTAGAGGAACAAACATACTGTCATCCATTTTCTGTAAAGCGGCTAACTCAATTAATGTAGGGTCATAAAAACCGTTCGCCTTTATCGCTTCTGTAATCTTATTAATGCGCTGTTGAATTCGCTTAAGTTCTTTAATTTTTGGCTTGTACTGCGACAACTCATTCATTGGCACCATAGAATTAGCGGTCTTGAGAAAAATTAAGGGCTTCGGGATAGGAAAAAAGTTGACTAGCCCTAATGGGTCTTTATCCACTCCTAACGGCGTTGACTCTTCCGTTTTACTGATCCAAATAACCTCTCTCTTTTCTTTGTCCCAAATTTCAGTAACTAAAGCCTTCTTAAATACATCTTTATCTTGATATTCCTTATGGTCATCGTCTTTCCCGTGGTCTACGTATGTCTCAAGGTCGATACCACCTCCAATTTCTTCACCAAACTTCCTTACAAGCTCCTCTCTCGTTAAATAATGATCAAATGATATCCACTTAACATCGGGCCACCTCCTACCAGGGCCATGCCGAAACCTATCCCATTGAACGACATCGCAATAAACATACTCATAGCCAAGCCGCTCTACGGCTTCGCCTTCAATCTCACCAGCTTTTGACTCTATTTTTGCTTCATAATAAACACGAGGGATACCCCTTCCTTGGATGCTGGCGTCTAATACAACGTCCTCTATAACGTCATAAAAATCGTACTCATCCATACTGGTTGAAAGGATCTCTTCAAGTGCTTCTGCGGCATACCTTCCAACTTGGTCTTTAGACCCAAAACGCCTTCTACAATCTGGTTTAGGATTACTGTTAAAAAGGGCAGGGCGTAACGTTTCAACGTTCGATAAAAATATATTATCGCTTTGACTATTAGTCCTTTCGTTGCGGTACTCTTCTAGAGCCTCAACGCCCTTATTCCTCCAATCGCTTTCACGTGCGTCAGCGGCATCAAGCTCAAATAGCCAACGTTTAACAACTCCAGCTTGACCCTTTCCGGCGTCTTCCTTTACCTCTAAAGAGGCATCTGTTTTATTTGTTTCTTCTATCATCTCAACCTTGAAAGAAGCCCATTAATACTATTAATAGTTCTCGTGCCAAAATAATCTCCCTCAGGGATTTCTCTAAAGCCAATAAACAGGCCTCTCCCATTCACCCCCATAGCTGACAATCTTTTTAATAACCAAAATTCCTCAAGCAACTCTATGGCTTTATAGCTCCACCTCACCAGCTCTGGTCTTGATAAGGACAGGAGATGGTTTTCTAGGTCAGGCAAAACTCTTCCATCAACTTTATGTGCCTTAAAATAATCAACAAGAACGTTTCTTTTTGCTTTGATCAAATTATTAATCCTCATTGAGGCAATATCCATTGGGCGACTTTCCATTAATCTCTCCCCATCCTTTTAGCCATTGCTAATAAATCATTGCCTATTATGCCTTCCTTTTTCTTTGTAGGCTTTGGCTCTTTCGCCTTATCCATATCCATCAACATGCGCCCAAACAACGAGAGAACGTCAACCTGGTCATCATAAGTCCCGGCCGGGAAAGCCAACAATTCAGCAACGAGCTTCGCTGCCCAGGGAGCGTTGCGGGGAAGATAAATCTTGCCCATTGCAAACAAACCGCGTATAGCTTGCGCCCTTGTCTGTTTGTCAACCGCGCTAGTAAATTGCTTGCGGTAGAAATAACATTTCTCATCTTCCATCCTTTGGCGAATGAAGGGATTAAGTGATTTAAGTATCTGCCCTTGCTCTTCCCCCCATTCAAGAGGCTTCCATTTTTTTGCAAGATTGATAAATTCTTCAACCCAAACGCTTGAATCTTTTTGATCGCGCCACCAATCCAAAATATAAAGTTTTTTATCGGTGTCAGTACCCGCAACGCCATGAACGGTATAATCTCCCTCGCCATCTGAAACCGCGTAATCACTGGCCCCATAAATTCGCAAATGCCTTGGAGGGGCGTCGTAGTATTTGATGTGTTCGCGCTTGAAGAAATTGCCTTCTCCGGGCGTTGGGTTTTGTTGATAGAGCGCGTTCCAGTTGCGCTCTCCCATCGTTTTCTTTTTCTGAGGAAAGAAGGAACCGCCAAACCAATCAGCCCAAAGAAATTCACCGGGCTCTCTTCCAAGAGGGTCTTTTGCTTCTGCCTCTGCACGAATAGAGATAACTTCCCACTCTTCACCGTCTTTAGCTGTAATTTTTCCGCTATCGCCTTCATAATCTTCCGGTAATATCCTTCCCGCTAAATCGTCTTCATGCCACCTTGTTTGAATCAGCACAACAGCCCCACCGGGCTTTAATCTTGTTAGTAGATCCGATAAATACCATTCCCATGTTGCATCTCTATAAACCTCAGAATCCGCGTTCTTACGACCCTTAATAGGATCGTCAATAACTATTAAATCGGCTCTTCTACCTGTAACGCTTCCATCTACCGATGTAGCTGTAAACTCACCGCCTAAACTTATGTCTTGGGAGAATGCTTTAGTTCCCTCAACTTTTGTTATCTCCCATTCATCTTTAGCTTTGCTATCTGCGGCTAAGCTATAACCAAAAACCTTTTTGAATAAATCGCTTGACGCTATGTCCCTGCATTTCTTCCCAAATCTTGCCGCTAATCTTTGCCCGTAACTTGCAAGGACAATGTTTTTACTTGGATTCTTCCCTAAATACCAAGGTGGGAAAAATTTACTGGCATATGTGCTCTTTGCGCTTCCTGGAGGCATAAAGATCATCAATCGATCAATATCGCCTCTTTCTATTTCCTCCAGTTTTTCGATTAATAATTGGTGGTGCTTTGCTGGTATCCCTTCATGGGAAGCTAGCTCGATAAATTCTCCATAAAACCTGGAGGCAAGCTCATAACATATTGATTCCTCATCCAGTAGGCACGACTCTATCTCCATTAATTTTCTCGCTCATACCCTTTAGTTTTCTAAGATCTTCGTTTGAGAGATTTTTTAGTTTTTCTCTATGGTCTTTAGTTTCAATAGGACCACCACCTGGACCGCTGTACTCATGCTTATCTGCCCATTTAAAGCGGTTTTTCATGTTCATATACCAAAGAGCCGATTGAAACCTATGATTAACTAAGTTTTCTCTCCCTTGCCTTTCCCACCAAGCCTGGGACAATTGCACACCTCTTTTTATGGACTCGGAAAACTCTTTTTTATTTTTTTTCCAATCATGCAAAGTGTCCTCACAGATTCCTAGTTCTGCAGCTACCTCAACAAGTGAAGCGCCTTTTTCCATAAGCTCAATCACTTGTCTGCACATTTTAGGTTTGAATTTAGTTGGTCTACTCATAACTTTTAATTATCCACTCGGCCTTCGCTCAAACGGGCAGAGGAGGAGGTCTGCCGTGGATTTTTTAAATCAACATTGCTTTACGTTTATTGGCTTCGAGATCTTTCTTCTTCAGCCGAAATTCTTTTATTAAATTAATTTCTTCCTGGCTCAAGTCGAACAACCCACCATTCCTTCCGGTCCAGCCCTCGTTTATTTTGCTGAGCATAATTTCATTTTCACTGGGGCCAAGCTTCCTCCAGTCAACAAATGTACTTGCTTTGGAGCTTAATGCAGCTTTATTGGCAAACATCATTCTCCCCCAATATCAAAACACGCTTTCATAAACCAATAAGCCCAGGAACACCCCCAGAAGCCAAATTCCTAAGATTATTAACCCGTGGTCAAATGGTTCCACTGGCTTGGTCCCAAAAATAATA